AAGGACTTAGGCTATGCCGATAAGAAGTTTTATACTATCCACCTATGCCGACATACCTGTGCATCAAGGCTAGTACAGAGAGGAGTACCGATACTGTTAGTTAAAGATTGGCTAGGGCATGAAGACATAGAAAATACCATGATCTATGCACACCTAGCACCAAAGGCTTTGCACTCTGTAGTTAATGTTTTAAATGACTGAGCCTAGCAAGAAACAACTGGAGCTAGAGCAAAGCATCTGTAGTATCTCAGCTTATAACAAGATCAGTAAACAAAATAAAAACATTGAAAAAGGTAGAGAATCAGAGAACTATTATGCTCGCAACATCATAGAGTCAGGACTACAGAGATTAAGCAAAGCCATAGAAGAACATATAGAAGAAAGTCTTAGCGGTAAGGTTGGTGTCAAAGCTGTCTCTGCTTTGTTTCTTTCACAGTTCCCAGACGTAGATGTAGTTTCCTTTATTGCTTTCAAAGTACTACTGGATAATGCTTCGCAACTAAAGACAACTGTTACTACTGCTTTAAAGATAGGGCAGAAGTTAGAAGACGAACTTAGGTTTACCAAGTTTGAAGAACTAGACCCTAAACATTTTAGGAATATAAAGAAACATACCAGAGATACCAGGCATGAAAGGTATAAAAGAAATCTTATGGTCTATCACATGAACAGTAAAGGCCATGAGTTTCAGACATGGACAAGAGGTAATAAGGTTAAGGTTGGTCTTAAGTTGATTGAGTTGGTAATGATAAAAATTAATATGGTCAGAATGATTAATAAAAAAGTAGGTAAAACATCAGCAAGTTATGTAGTTTTTACTGAAAGGTTTATGAAATATATAAGACAGGGTAGAACAAACAGGATAGCTGCCTTTCCTATATATCTTCCTTGCTTGGACAAACCTCGCCCTTGGAAGTCCATTGACGAGGGTGGATATTTTACAGACAGACTAAAAGCAAAAGCTATAAAGAGTTCTAATCGAGACTACCTAAACACACTACGAACAGAAGACTTATCAACAAGTCTGAAAGCGTTAACTCTGGCGAGTCAGACAGCCTGGGAAGTAAATCAATTTGTATTAGAAACTCTTGAATACTGTTGGGAGGAACGAATAGAGGTTGGTTCATTAATTGATAGGGAGCTTGCAGAACTGCCAACAAAACCACTCGATATAGATACAAATAAAGAAGCAAGAAAAGAGTGGCGATATATGGCTTCCTTAATACATGATATGAACCATCAGAATATGGTCAAGCGGTATCAGATACTATCCATGATTGATACAGCTAAAAGATATATTGGTGAAAAATTTTATCACGTTTATCAGTTTGATTTTACTGGTCGTATGTACCCAATGACTGCACACTTTCACCCACAAGGTAATGATATTGCAAGAGGATTACATAGGTTTTATAAAGGTGCAGAGATAAAAACTAAACAAGATTTAAACTGGCTTGCCATAGCAGGTGCTAATCATTTTGGCATGAATAAACATACATACGAGGAAAGATTAGAGTGGGCTTATATAGAAGGTACTGATCTTGCAGAAGAAGTTTATAAAGATCCTCTAGCTAATGTTGGTATCTGGGGTAAGGCAAAAGAACCATTTCAATTCCTTGCCTGGTGCAGAGAATGGTCTGAGTTTCAAATCACAGGTTGGGGTTATATCTCTCATCATGTTTGCTGCCTTGATGGTACAAATAATGGCTATCAACATATAGCTGGTCTTATATCAAATAAACATTTAGCTAATAAAGTAAATCTGCAAAATGAAAAACAACCACAGGATTTATATAAACAAATCCTTGATATTCTATTGCTATTACTGAAGAGTGAAGACTCTGAACAAGCTAAAGAATGGTATAAGTTAAAAGATAAATTAACAAGAAAGTTTATAAAGAAACCTGTACTTATGATTCCATATAATTCAACAACATTCGGGATAGCAAACTACATAGAAAAATATTTTGTTAATGAAAATGTTTTTATGGCAAAAAATTTTAAGAACAATTTTTATCTGGCAAGCATGATAGAACAAGCAGTTAAATATGTAACCCCAGAAAGTTATGAAGTCCTAAAATATCTACGGACTACAGCTTCTTGTTTTAATAACGAAAATAAATCTATTTCCTGGCATACACCATCAGGTTTTTTTGTGCAGCAAAACTACCACAAGAATGATATTAAAATTGTCAGAACTAAATTAAGCGATTCAAGTATGAGGTTACATTTAAACGAACCTGATAGAAGTAAAGTAGATAAACGTAAACAGTCACAAGGTTTTCCTAGTAATTATATTCATAGTCTTGATGCTGCACATTGTCACTTGAGTTTAGTTGAAGCAAGCAAGCATGGACTTACAAACTTTTGTGTTATCCATGACTGCTATGGAAGCCCTGCAAGTGAACTACAAAAATTTATTGAATGTGTGAAGCAAAGTTTTTTTAAAATTTATAGCGATAATAATTTAGATAATTTGTATCAACAGACAGCAAGCCAGTTAAGTGATACCAGTAAATTACCAACAGCACTAGATATGGGAGACTATGACATTAAAGATGTCTTGACAGCACCATATATATTTACATAACAAAAGATCAAGGTATAGTTAAGGAACGTCTTTTATAGACGCAATAAAACGGAAACCAAACCAAGGTAAAAACATGGAAGAACTCAAGCCAGAGACTATTAAGATAGTCACACCTAACCCTACTAACTTTAGGTATTCATATCTTGTAACCCCTGATGAATACAAAGGTGTTAGAAAATATAAAGCAGAGTGTCTTATTAAAAAAGGCACAATGATGAAAGATGAAAGGGGGAAAGAAGTTGATGCAGTAGAGCATATCTTTGGACAACTGGAAGGGTTGCTTGAAAGATGGAAAGTTGCTTTGAAAGAACACTATCCAGACAGAAAGTTTAGTCTTACAAAAAACAAACATGGCGAACCATCATTACCTTACTTTCTTGAAGATGATTACCTTGTAATCAGAACAAGTAAGAAAGCTGGTGGTGTTAAACAGAATGGTGATGTATGGACTAATCCACCTGTAACTTTTTGGGCTAATGAAGATCCCTTACGTCTTATGACAGAGGAAGAAAAGAAAGAGTATGAAAAGATCAGTCCAGCTTTAGAAGGTCAGATGTCTATGAAGTGTAGTGGTTATGATGCAGGTGCTAATGGTGTCGGTATCAGATGCCAACCTTTACAAGTCATAGTAAGAAGACACGCTGAATGGACAGGCAGCCCAGACTTTGAAGCAGAAACACAACCTAGTTATGAAGAAAAAAGAACTGCATCATCAGCAGCCGACTTCTAAATACAAAAGTAAGTTTGAAGCTGACTTTGCAGCTACACTAAACAAAAAGAAAATTGTATTTACTTACGAAACCCTTGAAATAGATTATGAAATTACTTGCTGCTACAAGCCTGATTTTATCCTCGACAATTTTATTGTTGAAACAAAAGGGTACTTCTCAAAAGAGGACAGAAGAAAACATCTTATCATCAAGAAGACTAGACCCGAACTAGATATTAGATTCTGTTTTCAAAACAGTAAGACTAAATTATCTAAAGCTAAGAACTCTATCTCGTATGCCAAATGGTGTACGAGACATGGGTTTCAATACTGCGATAAAACTATTCCTGATGATTGGTACTAATGTTTAATTACAAAATGCCTGACAATCCAAAAGCAGGTGCTATTTATTTTGATCCTATTAATGAAATGTGGAGAGTTTTTAATGGTAAAACATGGGTTGATGTCAGCTTGAAAGAACACAAATGTAATTTAGATGAAGAGCCAATACAAGAGTAAAAAGATTTGTCCTGAGTGTGGCAAAAAGAATTGTGCAGTCTTTGATGATGGACATGAACATTGCTTTACTATGGACTGTGGCTATACCTACTACCCAAACAAGAAAGAAAAGAAATTGACTAACATCATTCCAATGAGAAAGCCATCACCTAAGTTATTAAAGGTGACACCCATAGCTCTACCTAAACGTGGAATCACTAAAGAGACTTGCGAACTATTTGGTTATGGACAGGGAGAATATAGAGGACAACCAGTTCAAGTGGCTACTTACAAGGATCAATTCGGTAAAGATGTAGCACAGCATATAAGGTTTCAAGACAAGAAGTTTATATGGATTGGTGATATGTCAAAAGTACAACTATGGGGTCAGCATTTATGGAGACAACATGGTAGTAATGGATCAGTCTTTGTTACCTGTTGCGAGGGAGAGATTGACTGCATGAGTGCTAGTCAGATACAAGGTAATAAGTTTCCTTGTATATCTATTCCGTCAGGAGTGCAGTCAGCAGCCAAGTATCTGGCAGCAAACTATAAATGGCTTGATAATTATTGTCGTATAGTTCTTTGCTTTGATAATGATGAAGCAGGGGAGAAAGCTAGTGAGAAATGTATGGAGGTCTTGCCTAAAGGTAAGGTTGCTATTGCAAGACTAGATAGAAAAGATGTCAATGAACATCTTGTATTAAACGAAGGTGAACTTGTAAGAGATAGATTATGGAAAGCTAGACCAGTAAGACCAGACAGTTTAATAAATGCTGCTGATGCCTGGGATCTATTTAATAAAGAAACAAGCCTACCTATATCAGACTTTCCTTATCCAAAACTAAATGAATATACAAGAGGTTTATTTCCAAGCCAACTGTTTACGATAGCTAGTGGTAGTGGTGCAGGTAAAAGCACTATATGTAGAGAGATGGCTTATCACTTTCTGCAACGTGACATCAAGGTAGGTTATATAGGACTAGAAGAAACAGTACAAAGAACATTACAGGGATTGGTTGGCATTGATCTTAACTGCCCTTTACATCTCAACGACAATAGATATACAGATGAAGAGATCAAAGCTGCATTTGATAAGCTGACATCTACAAGAAATCTATTTTTATATAACCACTTTGGTAGTCTTGATCCTGATGTATTGCTTGAACAGATAAGGTATCTGGCAACAGTAGATAAAGTAAAGGTAGTAATACTGGATCACATATCCATAGTCATGTCTGGTCTTGAGCTAGACAATGAACGAAGAGCTATAGATGTAACTATGACTAAGCTTAGAAGCTTATGTGAATCTACAAATATAGCTTTGATAGTAGTCAGCCATCTACGCAGACCACAAGGCCAAGGGCATGAGGAAGGTAGAGACATATCTGTTTCTGATCTACGAGGATCTCATAGTCTTGTTCAGTTAAGTGACATTGTTCTTGGTGCTTCACGAAACCAAGTAGGAGAAGCATACGAAAGATCAAGACTACAACTAAAGATACTTAAGTCAAGACATACTGGTATGACAGGAGAAGTAGATAGGTTACTGTACGACCAGAACACAGGTCGGTTAGTTGTTTATGAAGACACCTTTGGAGATTAATTATGACACTATTAATAGATGCTGATTGGTTGATATTCAATTCCTGTTGTGCTTGTGAAGAAGACACACGTTGGAATGAATGGGAGCATACTCTTCACTCTGATGAAAGAGATATACTTAATCTGATTGAAAACAGATTAGATGTTTATAGAGGTATTGCTGATAATAACCATGACATAGTTATGTGCTTTACTTCATACCCTACATTTCGACATGAGATATTCCCTGAGTACAAGATTAACAGGATAGGTAAACGCAAACCACTTGCACTTAAAAGAGTTATTAAAGAGGTAAAACAAAGATATGAAACTGTTGCCTATGAAAACCTAGAAGGTGATGATGTATTAGGTTTGCTTGCTACCAATGGCAGATACAAAGATCCGATTATAGTTTCAGTTGATAAGGATATGAGAACTTTACCTTGTAAGCTTATAGCTGCTGAAGAGATAGAACATATAACAAACAAGAAAGCAACTAGACATTGGTTTGAAATGTCTCTAGCTGGTGATGCAGGTGACGGAATACTAGGAATCAAAGGTATGGGTATGGTTACAGCAAGCAAGACATTGGCTGATACACCTGATACTAAAGAAGCACTATGGTCTAAGGTACAGGAAACATATACAAAGAAAGGATATACAATAGCTGACGCTATCTTGAACGCAAGACTGACAAGAATATTAAGAGAAGGAGATTATAATTATCAGACAGGTGAAGTAAAACTTTGGAATCCATAAAAGAAAGCACCAACAACACAGTAGCATAGGTTGTTAGTGCTTCTTTGTATATTAGTTGCCCTCTCGTTCTTGATAGCACCTTCTCATAAACCTGAGGGCTGTAGGCTTTGGAAAGTGACCGAAGTCTCAAACTTAATAAACAATATAGCACAAGTTCTCATAAAGAAAACCCCTAGATAGAACCACTTACCTAGAGGTTTTCTTTTTGCAATACAACAAGGTAACCACTCCTTGTTATCTACACATTAACATATACTATAAGAATAGCTCTTAAATTTTTGTGCCTTTACCAGTTATTACTGATGAACTTATACAAGCTTTAGATCAAGTGTTTCCTAACAGACACCCAGATCTATCGCTTTCTGATCGTGAGGTGTGGTATCGTGCAGGGCAAAGGTCTGTTGTTGATTATTTAATTGAACAACAACTTAGACAAAAAGAAACTATGTTAAGCAACAGAGTATTGGAGAACTAACTATGTGTTTTTTCGGTAGTCGTAGAAGAGAACCTGCGGTACAAAAATATCAAAGTAAAAATGATCCTGTTGTAGTTACAGGTGAACAGGAAAATATTGAAGAAACTTCTAAAAAAGTTCCACAAGTTGCAGACAGTCTAAAAATTGTAAGTGCAAAACAAAACCCAACTATTACGACAGCCAAAAAGCTTTCCCAAACAAAAAAGAAGACAATCATTTAGCTCATGCTAGTATAAAGAAAAAATAATATACACTTGTTATGTGTTTTTTTAGGCAACCATCACCACCACCTGCACCTGCACCAGAGCCAGAAGATTCTCCTATAGAAGAGACTGCTGATGCAGTTGTAGTTGGTAAGCAACAGAAAAAGAAAAAGAGTGAAAGTCAGGTTGCTTTGGGTAGAAGAATGGGAACTAAATCTTTACAGATACCATTACTAGGCACAACAGGTAGTTCTTCTGGTAATCTAAATTACCCAACTTAATATGGAATACTCAGCACAAGGCACAACCGCAGCAGGTAGGTATGAAGCACTTGTTAGCAGTAGATCAACCTACGATAGAGAAGCAAAAGAATCTTCAAAATTAACAATACCAAGCTTGATACCAGAACAGACATCTGGCACAAGAGCAAGAATCAAAACTCCTTTCCAGGCTACTGGTAGTCGTGGTGTTAATAGTTTGTCGAATAAATTATTAATGACTTTGCTTCCACCAAGCACATCATTTTTTAAATTAGAAATAGATGCTCTTGAAATTAGAAAGCAAGGGCAAGAACAAATGCAAAGTGAAATAGATAAAGGACTACGCACAATAGAAAATGCTTTGATGAATCAGATAGAAATATCTAATGACAGAGTTGCTATGTTTGAAGCTATCAAGCATCTTGTCGTGTCTGGTAATGTCTTGTTATATCTGACAGATAAAGGATTGAAGGTATATCCATTATCAAAGTTTGTATGTAAAAGAGATGAAGTAGGTAATGTCTTAGAAATACTTACAAAAGAAACAGTTCACCCACAGGCTTTGCCTGCTGCTTTCTTAGAACAGATCAAAAAAAAAGAGAACTATGATGCCAAGACAATGACAGATGATCTTGATATATATACACATATTCAAAGGATCAATGATGATGTCTTCTGGTTTCAAGAATGTAAAGGAGAAAAGATACCAGGTACAGATGGTAGATCAAGAGTTGATGTAACACCCTGGCTACCTCTTAGATTTATCAGAGTTGATGGTGAAGATTATGGAAGAGGATATGTTGAAGAATACAGAGGAGATTTAATCAGTCTTGAGTCTTTGATGCAGGCAATAATAGAAGGTGCTGCTGCAAGTGCAAAGACTATATTCCTTGTAAATCCTAATGGGGTTACTAGGGCAGCCACAATAGCAAAAGCTCCAAATGGTGCAGTAAGAGAAGGTACAGCATCAGATATTTCTGTAATGCAGGTAGGCAAAGGTGGTGATTTTAATGTTGCCTTTAGTGCCATACAACGTATTGAACAAAGACTTGAGTTTGCTTTCCTGATGGCAAGATCAGTACAACGTGACGCTGAAAGAGTAACAGCAGCAGAAATAAATCTTATGGCACAAGAACTAGAGAATAGTCTTGGTGGTATCTACAGTATCTTGACTCAGGAGTTTCAACTGCCTTATCTAAGAAGACGTATGCACTTACTTGTAAGACAAGGTAAAGTTCCCAAGCTGCCTGATGAACTGGTCAAACCTAAGATCGTTACAGGACTACAAGGACTTGGTAGAGGTAATGATAGAAATAAATTAATAGAGTTTATAGGAACTGTCGCTCAAGCTTTAGGACCAGATGTTATGAGACAGTACGTTAATGTAGATGAAGCAGTCAAACGTCTTGCTACCAGTATAGGAATTGATACTGCTAACCTTATAAAAACACAAGAGCAAATTCAAGAAGAGCAACAGGCAGCACAACAACAGCAGCTTATTCAAAGTCTTGGACCTGCTGCTTTAGGTTCACCTTTAGTTGATCCTAAAAAACTAGCTGATGCTCAACAACAACTACCAATGGAGGAAACTCAAGATGCCCAGCAAGAAGCCTAGTACAAAAAAAGAAACACCAGAAAATGCACCAGAAAAAGCTATTGTTAGCGAACTCGGTGTAAACGAAACTAACCCTGTACCAGAGAAGTCAGGTGATGTCGTTACTGGACATGGCAATACAATTCACTATAGTTAAAAGAAAACTACTATGACATCATCACAAGTTAATGTTTCAGAAACACCGCCAATGTCGGCTAACGACTTGGAAGGTTTAAAAGATGAAAATGGTTTGTATGCTGGCAAGTTTAAAACTGTTGAAGATCTTGTTGGTAGCTATAAAGAACTTGAAGGTAAGCTTGGTGCTATAGATCAAACCAGAGAAGAACCAGAAGCTAACGCTGAAGAACAAACAGAAGAAGCAGAAACAGAACAGGAAACAAATGATTCTGATTTTGATGCAGAAGAATTTTATGGAGAAGGTCTTGCTTCTGTCTTAGAAGAAGTTGGTATTGATCCACAAGACATATCAAATAGATTTGCAGAAAATGATGAAATCTCTGAAGATGATTACAGCAAACTAAATGAAGCTGGTTTCTCAAGACAAATTGTTGATACCTATTTAGATGGTCTTCGTAATGCAGGGATAGCAGGTGAAGTTGATGCACAAGGTATAAAAGATTCAGTTGGTGGAGATGAAAGCTATGGTCAGATGGTTTCTTGGGCTATAGAAAATCTGCCTGCTGAAGAAGTCCAGGCTTTTAACAAACTTACCGATACTGGAGATGGACCTGCTATTAAGTTGGCTGTTCAAGGTATCTATTCACAATACAATAACGCTATGGGAGTTGAACCAAGTCTCTACTCAGGTCGTGCTTCAACAAGTGGACCTACACCATTTAGATCTACAGCAGAAGTAGTAACTGCCATGTCTGATCCTCGTTGGGAAAAAGATGTAGCATATACAGAAAACGTGAAACAGCGTTTACAAGGTTCTAACGTATTTGGTAATGGCTAACAAACCTACAAAACCAAAGCTTTATGCAAGAATTAAAGCTAAAGTAAAAGCAAGGGTCAAAAAATGGCCTAGTGCTTATGCAAGTGGACAACTTGTAAGAGAATACAAAGCAGCAGGTGGAGGGTACACTAAAGCATGAAAAAACTATCAGCTAAACAAAAGAAAAATCTTGATAAAACTGGTGATGGTAAACTCACTAAAGAAGATTTTTTATTAGTTCGCAGATTAAGAAACAAAAAGAAAAATGGCAAAGCTTAATCTTTCACAGATGAGAAAACTGAAAGCACATTCAGTTCATCACACACCCAAACACATGAACCTTATGAAAAAGCTCATGCGTGAAGGTAAATCATTTAAAGCTGCACATACTACTGCACAGAAACAAGTAGGCAAATGAATGATTTTAAATACCAAAAGCTTTGTCAAGAAATAAAACAGCTTGAAAAGAAAAGAAAAGAAAAACTAACTAAAGGAATTTATTCACCTACTTTTATGGTTCAAGAGATGACACTAAAATCAGGTAATATAAAAATTGTATAGTTATGAGTCTTAAAAGATGGTTTAAAGAAAAATGGGTTGATGTCAAAACAGGCAAGAAATGTGGTCGAGGTACTAATGAAAAAGGCAGACCTTACCCTGCTTGCAGACCATCTAAAAGAATTAGTAGCAAGACTCCTAAGACTACAAGTGAGATGAGTAGTAAAGAGAAAGCCAGGTTTAAAAGAGAAAAGACAAGTTCTAAAAATATTACTTATCAACATAGAAGAAGAAAAAGAAATAGTTTAAAGATTGCATAAGAGTGTTATATTTTAAATAGCTTACATTTTTTATGTCTAAAGGTGTATCAATGACTAAGAAGGACAAAGACCCCACAGGTGGTCTTACTGCTTCTGGTCGTAGAAAATACAACCGAGCAACAGGTGGAAACTTGCAAGCTCCTGTTACTAAAAAGACAGGTCTTTCTCCTAGACAGAAAGCAAGAAGAAAATCTTTTTGTGCAAGAATGTCTAAGGTAAAAGGACCACTAAAAAAGAATGGCAAGCTAACTCGCAAAGCCCTTGCTTTAAGGAAGTGGAATTGTGGGTCAGTAAAAACTTAACAGAGTAGAAATCTAAATATCCTTGTGCCTGATGCGTCAGATACCACTTGTGAGAAAGGATCGAAACGAAGTTAGTTTCTCAAATTTGTAAATTTTATCAAGGAGTTTTTAGATGGCTAATGCCACTACTAGCAGACTTGGTTTGGTGAATAATTCTGGTACAGACTTTGATGCACTTTTTTTAAAAGTGTTCAGCGGCGAAGTTCTTACAGCCTTTGCCAGAAACAACATTTTTAACGAGCAACTACATTCAGTTCGTACTATCACAAGTGGTAAGTCAGCACAGTTCCCAGTATTAGGAACTGCTACTGCTGCATATCACACAGTAGGAACTCCACTTGTAGGAGCAAACCAAATCAAGGCAAACGAAAAGATTATCAACATTGATGATCTATTAATTGCACAGAGTTTCATTGCTAATATTGATGAACTCAAGAATCATTATGACGTTAGAGCTACCTATGCTGATGAGCTAGGTAAGGCACTTGCCAGAACGTATGACCAAAACGTAGCGAAGCAAATCGCTAACGCTTCCAGAGCTTCTACTAACCTTAGTGGTGGTAATGGTGGTCTTGTTCTTACACTTGCTTCTGGTAATACAGCTTCAGCAAACGTAACAGGTGATGAGATAGCAGCAGCTATCTATGACATTGCACAGACATTTGACGAAAGAGACATTCCTCCAACAGATCGTTTCTGTGTACTACCACCTGCTGAGTACTACAAACTTGCTGAATCTGCTACAAGAACTGTAGATGTTGACTTTAACCCAGGTGGTAATGGTTCATTTGCTTCTGGTCGTGTACAACAGATTGCAGGTATTCCTGTAATGATGAGTAACAACGTACCTCAATCAAACGTAGGATCTAACCCAAGTGGTGCGAACAACACTTACTCAGGTGACGATAGTAAAACTATTGGTCTTGTCTTCCACAAATCTGCTGTTGGTACAGTTAAGTTGATGGATATGACAACTGAGATAAGTGGCTCTGATTACGGAATAATGTATCAAGGGACACTTATGGTTGCAAAATATGCTCTAGGGCATGGTATCTTAAGACCAGAATGTGCAGCAACAATCAAGCTATCTGCTTCTTAATTCACATAAAGGGTATCTTATTATTAGATACCCTTTTTTTTACTAATACGGAGAATTATTATGGGTTATGGTACATCAATGAAAAAGAAGAAAAAGAAAAAAATGAAAGGTGGTAGAGACTCTTTAAAAATTAAATACTAATTATGGCAGTAGCAGCAACTACAGAACTTGAAGCTATCAATATTATGTTGGCAGCTATAGGAGAAGCACCTATCAATAGTCTTGTCGGTACACTTCCTGTTGATGCTCGTATTGCTCAATCAACTCTTACAGAAGTTAATAAAAGTGTTCAGTCAGAAGGCTGGTCTTTTAATACAGAAATAGATGTAACTCTTACCAGAGATGGATCTAATCAAATAAACATTCCTACAAATGTATTAAGGGTAGATGCAAATATACATCAACACCCGACCATTGATCCTATACAACGTGGTTTAAAACTATATGACAGACAGAACAATAAGTTTGAATTTGATGAAGACTTAATTTGTACTGTTGTTTATTTAAGAGATTTTGATGAGATACCAGAACCAGCTAGACATTATATGAATATACAAGCTGCAAGAAAGTTTGTTGACAGACTTGTTAGTGACCAATCTTTAAGAACCTATACACAACAAGACGAGCAAAGAGCTAGAGCTATATTGATGGAAACAGACTTGGCAAACGGAGATCATAATATACTTAGAGGAGATCCTTCTCTTACCAGTATCTTTGATACTTACAATCCTTCTAGTGCCTTAATTAGATAACTATGGCTGTCATATCAAGAGCTATACCTACATTATTAAGAGGTATATCGCAGTCTTCTGATGCTTTGAAACAAGCAGATCACGCTGACATACAGGATAATGCTGACAGCAACCCTGTTCTTGGTCTTACAAAAAGGTCTGGATCTCAATTCTTGGCAACAATCAGCAATTCGACTCTAGGAAATGTACATATTCAAACTATAAATAGAGATGCAACTGAACAGTATGTAGCTGTATTTAGTAATGGTAATGTAAAAGTTTTTGAATTAGATGGTACTGAACTAACAGTTCATAAACCAGATGGCACATCATATTTAAACACATCAAATCCCAGAAGTGTAATGAAGACAGTTACTATTGCTGACTTCACGTTTGTTGTTAATACCAGTATCACCCCTGCAATGGATAGTGCCTTATCAAATAGTGCAAGCAACATAACTCAGGCAATTATATTTATAAACCAGGCAACATCTAAAACTACTTATTCTGTGACTGTAGATGGAGTGACAGTAACAGATGACACTACTGGTAATGATCCATTATCAACTGATACTGTGGCTAATGATCTTGCAGGTGGTCTAAACTCTGGCCTTACAGGTTTTACCATTGCTAGAAATGGTCCTGTTATACATATAAAAAAGAATGATGGTAGTGATTTTTCTATAGATGGTAACGACTCACAAGGTAATACCAAGATGACAATAATAAAAGATACAGTACAGCAGTTTACTGATCTACCAAATGTGTCACCTAATGGATATGTAGTAGAAGTTGCTGGTGATGAAAGTACAGATTTTGATAATTACTACGTTAAATTTACGACTAATAATGGAAATGCTTTTGAAGAAGGCCAATGGTCTGAAACAGTAGAAGCTGGCATACCTTTTAAATTTAATTACGATACTATGCCACACGTTCTGATACGTCAGGCTGATGGTAACTTTAGATTTGCAAGAGTAGATGGAGATTCATATACAGCAAGTGGTCAATCATTTAACCTTCCAAAATGGGGTGAACGTATTGTTGGTGATTTAGTATCAGCACCAGATCCTTCTTTTATTGGTAACAAAATCAATAACGTATTTTTCTTTAGAAACAGGCTTGGATTTTTAGCAGGTGATAATGTAATACTTTCAACAGTATCAGAATTTTTTAATTTTTTTCCAGAAACAGTTATATCAGTTTTAGATACTGAACCCATAGATGTAGCTGCATCTCATACAAAAGTTGCGATCTTAAAACACGCAGTAACTATGGGAGAAAAGTTGATCTTATTTTCTGAACAAACACAATTTGTCTTATCAAGTTCAGCAGATAACCTTACACCTTCAACAGCTAACGTACTGGTACAAACTGAATTTGAAAGTAATGCAGCAGCACAACCTGTAGGTTCTGGTTCTTCTATTTATTTTCTTACAAAAAAAGGTTCTTTTGCAGGTATTAGAGAATATATTATTGCAGGTAATCAACAGATCCAAGATGCTGCAAACACAACTATTCATGTACCAAGACTGATACCAAGTGGTATTTTTAAAATGGCAGTATCAAACAACCAGGATATTCTTGTCTTGCTTGGTACAGAAAATCCAAACAAGCTATATGTAAACAGATGGTTATATGGTGAAGGTTTTACTAAAGCCTTAAATGCTTGGTTTACTTTTACTATCAACAGTAATAGATCTATCTTAAATATTGATTTTATTGGTACTGATTTAATAATGGTTATACAAGAAGCTAATGGAGTTACATTAGAAAAAATACCATTTGAGACAAACTTCAGAGAACCTAATGCAGAGTTTGAATATCATCTTGACCATAAAGTAACAGAAGCAACTAGCGGTGTGTCTGTTGCTTATAACTCTTCTACTGGCATCTCTACCTTTACAGTTCCTTATAGATTAAGAGCCGATATGAATATAGTTGGCAGGTATCTTGCGAGTGGAGAAACAAGCACGTTTGTTGATGCTCAAGGTAATACAAAAACTCTTGTATCAGGACAAGCACTTACAACTACTAATGCAACTAATGGCTCTACTTCTACCATTACAGCTACAGGAGATTTTAGAAATAGTAAGTTTATTATTGGTGAACCTTATGAAATGCACTATAGATTCAGTCAGCAAAGATTAACTCAAGGTGGTGGAGGTGCTACTGAATTAATTAGTGGTCGATTACAGATTCATCATTTTTATATCAAGTATGAAGATTCTGGTTTCTTCCAGGTAGAAGTAACACCAGAGAACAGAGATACATCTCTACATAAATTTACTGGTCGTTTGCTTGGTGCTGCTTCTGCTTCTATTGGTCAGATTAATTTAGATACAGGAACATTTAAAGTACCTATTATGAGTAAGTCAGATAGAGTTGATATAGATATAAAAAACAATACATTCTTGCCTACATTATTAGCTAGTGCAGAATATGAAGGAGTATTTCATATGAGGAGTAGAAGAACTTAATGGGATATTTAAGAAAATCAAAACTATCAGACTTAAATTATGTATGTAAAAACATGAGAGAAATAGATCGACTAGAAGGTTTATATCAAACAGGAAGAGATGCAGCAGATTCTTTACGTTTATGTTATCTATTTGGTCAAAAGATACAAACTATAGCAGGTGACGAAGATCAACCTATGGGGTTATGTGGAGTAATAAAAGGTGGTTGTATATTTATGATTTGTACTGATGAATTGTTTTCTAATAAAAAATATAAAATACAACTTATTAGAAAAGGCAGAAAATGGGTAGATAGTTTGTTGAAATCTTATAAACTCCTATATAATTTTGTATATGCAGAGAATCATTCTGCTATAAAGTGGTTAGAAGCTTTAGGTTTTGTTTTTATAAAGTATCACGAAAAGTATGGACAACATGAAAAACCATTTTATGAATTTTTGAGGATCGCCTAAATGTGTAATCTTGTAGCTGCTAGTGCTGGTATAAGTTTATTTCAAGGGCTTGCTATGCGTAGTGCTGCACAAGATAAAGCTGAACAGGCTGCTCAAGTTGAAGTTGCAGGTATAGCTAATGCTGAAACTGATAAAAGAAATAAACAGGCAGCTTTAAGAGAACAATTAAGTGATAAAGAAAAAACATCTGCACAAGATAAATTTGCAAAAAGTATTGATTCATTAAGAGCTAGGGCTAAACTTATGGCTTCTGGAAGATCGGGAGTAAGTTTTGGTTTGATTTTACAAGATAATGAAAGGCAAGCAGCAAATTATAGAGAATCTATAAGACAATCATTAGAATCAGCAAGGAGACAACACATGAGATCTATACAACAAACACAGGCACAATACCAAAATATAAGAAATCAATACAGAAGTCAGACACAACAAGCATATAATCAAATACCTTCTATAGGATCAGTATTATTAGGTGCAGGTGCAAGTGCCTTGCAAACTCAAATTGCTTTAGACGGTTAAAATTATGTCATCAAGTTTTCAAAGTACTGCTTACCAATCCTTTGCACAACCTGTTAATACATTTGTAGAACCTGTAAAGGTTTTGCCTAAAACAAATATGATGGCACTTGCCGAAACTTTAAAGGTTGTAAATCCAGTTTTAGAAAAATTTATTGAAACTAAAATTGATGAGAAAAGAGCAGAAATATCAGAAGAAGCTTTAAATGATGCTTTAGATAGTTCAACTAACGATTGGGCTGACGCATCTAAATATGTTAGATCTAATAAACTTTTTAGTGGTAATAGACTATATAACAAAGTTTTTAAAAGAACAAAAGCTACAATTTTAGGTGGTAGTTTAGAAAGCAAATTTAAAACTGAATATAATGACGCAAATGTAGATGGAGTACCTTTATCAAACTTTTCTTTAGATTCAACAGAATTTTCAGATTGGCTAAATGAAACAAGAACAGAAGTTATAAATTCTTTAGGTGATGTAGATAGTGATACCTTTAACAAGAAATTTTTTCCATATTTAATAAATGCTACAACTAAAATTACTGACATTCACGAAAAGAAACACGAAGAATTTCAAGTAGAAAAATTAAAAATTGATGCTGCTGGCCTTGCTAAAAATATAATAAATTTTCAAACAGCAGGTCCAGATTCAGATGAAGTAAGTAAAAATCAATTTTTATTATTAACAGCTTCTATAGATCAATTTGAGAATGATATTAATAAATTAGGATTAAGTTCAGCCAATAGATCAGCTATTAATAAAACTATATTAAATAGTCTTAGTGCTGAAGCAAAAAGAATTGGTTTTGAAACTGGTGATGAAGATTTAGCTTTATCAGTTTTTAAAAGTGCAAGTCAATTTCCTTTTGGTCCTGGTGGAAAATTAACTTTATTAGATCACCCTGACTATGTAGAAATGGAAAATAAATTACTTGAAGATGTTGAAGACTATACTGATAAAGCAGATAAAAGAAATAGGGCAGAAGCAAAAAGAGCAAAAGAAGAAGCGTTAGAATTAGGTATGTTGAATGTTGCTGCTTTATACACAGCAGGTAAAGGAGAAGAAGCAGTTGCATTATTAGAAAAATTACAAGACGCTAATCCATTACTTGCAACAAAATTACAAGCAAACGCAGAAGCTTTAGATGGTGATACAAATCAAAAATTTGGAATATTACTTAAAAGAATCACTGAAAATAATTTTGATACCTTAGCAGATGCAAGAACAGCAGCTATGGCTTGGTTTCTTGACCCTGGAACATTAAAAAGTGATCTTAATGTAAACCGATTAAATACTTTAATGAAACTTGCAGGTACAGTTGATAAAGGAGTCTTAACACCTTTGAATAGTTATTTTGTTAGATATGAAGATCAATCAAAACTTTTACTAACATTAGATCCAAAGTTTAAAATATTCTCACAAATAGGAAAAGAACAACAATTAACTACTGTAAAACTTAATACTGAAGCTTTTAAAAATGAATTTAGAGAATATAAATTAGCTAATCCTGATGCGGACACAGGACAACTTGAAGCTAAATATGAACAACTTAAAACAACATATAATAATAAATTAATTAATGATCTAAACGCTTTATTAGACCCTTCATCAAAACAAGTTGACAATAATACAAAATTTATTAATGAAAACCAAAGCGGACTTGAAGGGGTGGCTATAGAAGGTGATGGTAATAATAACGATAACGAAACTGGTGATTTCTTTGGTAACACAAGTCTACCTTCAGTTGAATCAAGAGTTATTGCAGAACTTATAAGAATGGGAGGTATTACAAAAGAAAATAGAGATAAGCTTATCGAAGAAGTAGTGGCTGAAAAAGCAAAAATGAACTTTACAAATATTGTTGGAAAGTCAGAAGCAGATCGAATAATTAGATTCTTACAAACAGGTGAATATGGATTTGGTAATAAAACTAAAATATATGAACCAATGAAACTATTGGTAGATACTGATAATTTTGAAGCTGCTGCTTTTAGTGATGACGATTCACCTACTACAGTTGAAGTACAACCAGGAGATACTTTAAGTCAATTAGCAGAAGAGTTTGGTATTTCTTTAAAAGATTTTATGGAAGCAAATAATATTACTAACGCTGATTTAATAAAAGCAGGTCAAGAATTAATTGTACCGATAGTAGAAGCTGTAACTCCTAACGAAACAAAAATAGAAACAAAGACAAAAAATAAATTACCAGAAGTAGAATTAAATAAACTAAGACAAGAAATTAAATTAAAAACAGATAAAAAACAACCTCTTACTAAGCAACAAATAAATAAGTTATTACTTAATGCAGGCTTTACAAAAGAACAAGCAAAAATAATGACTGCTATTGCTATGGCAGAATCAGCTAACAAGGCAAATGCTTTCTATGGTGGTACAGAGAAAAATCCAGAAGCTTCTTATGGACTATTTCAAATAAATATGTATAACTACAAAGGTATGGAATTAGGAAATGATAGACAACCTAAACTTGGTATAGATAATAATGAAGATTTATATGATCCTGTTCTTAACGCTATAGCTGCTAAATTAGTGTTTGATGAAACACAAGCACTTAAAGGTAATGGTTATTTAGCTTGGGGTGTCTATTCTAAAGATGGACAAACTGAAGATCCTGACGCTAAATACAAAAAATTTCTTGATTAAACATGACTGATTCCAACATTACTAATCTTCTTAACAACGAAGAAGAAGAAGAAAAAAGAAGAAAGGAAGAAGAAGAAAATCAAAAAATAGAAACACCAGAAACAGATGCCTTATTTCAAAAGCTTGATAATCAACCTTTATCATCTGTAAGTAAAGCCATAAATAAAAGTCAGGCAGGTATAGTAGATTTTTTTGATAACAAATTTTTAGGAGATCAAAGAAGTTTTGAAGAAATATTAGAAAATAGATCAAGAATAAGAAATGAAGCAGAAGAAAAAAGAGAAGAAATTGATGAGAAAATTACTAAGACAAAGACATCACAAGTAATTAGAGGTGCTATTACTGGCCCTTTAAAAGCAATAAACGAAACTGTAGAGTTTGCAGATGATATATACGATTACCTAGCAGGGAATCCATACGACAATAACGACCTTATTGATTACAGTTATTTTGAAAGAGAAGATGATGGTGCATTTTTTCAAATACCACAAGCTATAACTCAATTCCTATTGCCTATGGGGATCTTTAGCAAAGGTCTTAAAGGTATTAAAAACCCTTGGACAAGAAACCTTGTTGCAGGTTTTCTTACAGATTTTGTAGTAGAAGATCCATTTGAGCAAAACCTTTACAACATGGTTGATGAGTATGAAGGTACTTTAGAACCAGTAATAGATATATTAAAAATGCCAGCATCAGTATTTAAAGCTGATGATGATATATCTCCTATAGAAGCAAGGTTTAGAAAGGCTTTGGGTGGTGCAGTTATTGGAGAAACTTTAACAGGACTATCTGTAGCTTTAAAAGGTTTTAGAAACTCTCCTTTAGCTCCAAAGATCTTAGCAACCTTAGAACGTAAAAGAAAATTAAAATTTAAAGACCTTGGAATTGATGAAGCTGGTAACGAATTATTAGATGAAAAAGTTATTGATTTAATTAAACCTTTAGATACAAAAAAAGCACCAGGGATAGGAGATACGACACAAATACCAGAGGTCGGTGACAAAATAGAATCTACATTCAACCCAAAACTTACAGGTGGTGGTATTGATGAACTTACAGATAGTCTTTTAAATATTGCTGAATACTTTAAAAGTACAGATGAACTAGATCAATGGGCTAGATCTGTTGGTTTAGGTGATATGTTTGTTGCTTCTCAAAGACAAACAAAAGGTCAAGCTTTAGAAGCTGCTAGATTTTTCTTGCAAGAATTTGGTCCTTTTTTAAAAACTAAAAATGGAAAAATAATTAATAACCCAAGATATTTACCTGCTACAACTATATCAATTAATCAAATGATGAATAAAAATGGCGAAGCTGTTTTTAATTTGTCTGCTGCCTTGCATAATGCCATAGCTACAAAAAATGTAGATCTTATTAAAGAAATACAACCAGAGTTTTTAAAACAAGTAAAAGTATTAAAAGGTCTAGTTTACTTAAACAAAGGAGTTGGTGCTTTAACCTCACAAACTTTAGGTGCTAGAAGAATTGCAGGTGATTTAAGAGATACAGTAACGGAAGCTAAAGATTTTGGTAGAAGATCAAGAGGTACAGAGAATGTAAATAATATTAATAGAGATTTTATTGAGTCTGTTGGTGTAAGTGAAATAGATGAAACCTTTAATAAAATTTTTGATTTAGTAGAAAAAGGAGATCAAGAAGCTGCTTTGGCTCTAACACGACTTACAAAATACTTAAACGTAGCAGGCGGTAATCCAGAAGTTATGAAACACATGATTAAAAAAGGATTACTTTTAAAAGGTGTTGAATTTACAAACGAGATATTTATTAACTCTATTCTTAGTGGTCCACCTACTCATATAGTAAACCTTTTATCTACAAGTTTAAATACTTTATCAAAACCATTAAGTCAGTCTGCTGGTGCTGCAAAAATAGTTTTTAGAAAAGATATGGATATTTCTTTTGCAGATACACTTTTCAGCAGAAGAGATAATTTAGTATTTAAACCAGAATTTAATTCTGATGAGTTTATAAAAGGTTGGAAACAATTTATTTATATGGGTGAATCTTTAGGTGATGCTTTTAATATTGCTCGTAAAGCTTTTAAAACAAATGAAAATGTTCTTGATAGGGGTGCAATGGTTTCAGATGCACAACGAGTATCAAGAAATATAAATGCAGAAGATGTAAGAAATTTTGCAGATCAAAATGTTGTTACTAGAGGAACAGTAAAACCATTTGTTGATGTATTTCTTGCTGATGCCTGGCTTCCTTCTATCTATAACAATTTCAGAAGAATCAATGGTTTTGGTTCTCGTATGCTAATTACAGAAGATGAGTTTTTAAAACAAGTAAACTTCAGAGCTTATGTAAAAGCAGAAGCTTGGGAGCAAGGTGTTAGAAAAAATCTACAAGGAGAACAACTTAAAAGATATATCAATACGCAAACAGAAAAAGTATTTAAAATTGTTGATACTGGTAGTGTTGGAAAAATGCCAAAAAGTATTCAAGATATGTATAAAAAAGCAAAAGATTTTGCTGCTGAAGCTACATTTACAAAAGAATTAGACCCTAAATCTTTTAGTGGAAAGATACAAAATTTTGCACAACACCCTTATGGAAGAATAGTTTTTCCTTTTGTAAGAACACCTTTAAATATACTAAAAACACAAATGAGATATACACCTGTTGTAAATTTATTTATGAGTGAATATAGGCAAGCACTTAGAAGTGCAGATCCTAATATTGCTGCAAGAGCTAGAGGTGAAATGTATTTAGGAGGTGGATTTGCTGTTTCAGCAGCTTTAATTGCTAGAGACATAGAAAATCCTTTTGCAGAAATAGCTATGACAGGTGGTGGTCCTAATACTGTAGGATTTGGTGATACAACAGAAGCTAATAGACAATTAGTAAAACAAAAGAAAGAAGAAGGTTGGCAACCTTATTCGTTTAGATTTTTAGTAAGAGATTCAAATGGAGAAATAGTTTTAACAAAAAGTGGTAAGCCCAAATATAAATATATTTCATATAAAAGACTTGATCCTTGGTCTGGTACTTTTATGCTTCTTGCAGATTTTATGGATATAGAAGGACAAATAGGAAGTCAACAAACTAATGATATTGCTACTGCAATTACAGTTTCTATTGCAAGAAATCTAACAGATAGAACTTATATTAGAGGTCTTACAGAAGTTGCTGAAGCCATACATAATCCTTATGCACTACAAACTTTATTAGCTAGAAGGGCTGCTAATATTATTAATCCTGTTGCTGGACTTGGTAGATCAGTACAAAGAGCTACAGACAAAACAAAACTAGATACCACATATTATCCAGCAGATGAAATGAATACAGGTATAAGACAAGTTTTAAATGAGTTAGCTAGAACAATACCTTTTTATAATGCTAATTTAGAACCTGATAGAAACTGGTTGACAGGTTCAGTTGTTGAATATCCTAGTGGTTTTGGACCTGATACTTTTGATATTTTAAATCCTTTTACTGCTACTAATACAAAAGATAATTATGTTCTAAGTGTTATTAATGATTTAAATATATCTTTGCAACCACCCAAAAAATTCTTTTTTAGAAAACAAGGAATACAAGGAAGTGGTATTGAACTTACAAGCAAACAATATGCAAGCTATATTAAATATTTAGCTTTTAATACAAAAGAAGATGGTCAAAGGTTAATCGTAAGTTTATACAAAAAGTTAAATCAACCTGATATGAAAGCTTTTTATAAAACTGCTATGGGTGAAAATGTAGATTCAACCAATCAAGATGTTATGGTAGGTACTCAAGATAATGCAAGAGCTATACTTTCAAAAAATATTAAAAAAATAGTGGCAGATTATAAAGTAAAAGCAAGAAATGAATGGTTACGTTTACCAGAAAATAGAGAATTATTTAAAAAGTATAGTGCTAATATAGAAGCAATAAACAATGAAACAACCAAAGCAACAGTTACTAATTTGGAAAAAATTAAAAACCTTGGTAATTAATTATGGCTACTAACACAACAGCTACCTCACAAAATCATAATGGTACAGGTAGTCAAAATAACTTTGCCATAAGTTTTGCTTTCTTAGCTAATACAGAAATTGATGTAACAGTAGGAGGAGTCCTTAAAACATTAGGTACTCACTATAATATTGTAGGATCTGAAGTACAATTTACTTCTGGTAATACCCCTCCAAGTGGTACAGGTAATGTTAAATTTACCAGGGATACAAATATCAGTACAAAGAAAGTAGATTTTAAAGATGGTAGTGTTTTAACTGAAATAGATTTAGACACCAATAGCGACCAAGTATTATTTGCTCAACAAGAGATTACAGATAAATTAAGTGGAATAGAAGAAAATGCCACCGCAGATCAGACAGATGCAGAGATAAGAACTGCTGTAGGTAATGCAAGTGACAGTAATATTTTTACAGATGCACTAAAAAGTAAATTAGATGCAATAGAAGCCAATGCAACCCAAGATCAAACCGCAGGTGAAATAAGAACACTTGTAGAAAGTGCTAGTGATAGCAACGTGTTTACTGATGCTGACCATACTAAATTAAATAATATTGAAGCTAATGCAACTGCCGATCAAACTAACGCTGAGATAAAGACAGCTTATGAAGCAAACTCCGATACAAATGCTTTTACTGATGCAGAGAAAACAAAACTAGCAGGTATATCGGCTGGTACAGGAGCAACAGATTTTACATCTTTAACAGATACCCCTGCAAACTTTACAAGTGCAGCAGGTAAGACAGTTAAAGTAAACAGTAGTGCCAATGCTTTAGAGTTTGTAGATCAAATTTCAGACGTTGTAGGAGATACTACACCGCAGCTAGGAGGAGATTTAGATGTGCAGACGAGAGAAATAAATACATCTACATCTAATGGCAATATAAAATTAAATCCTAATGGCTCTGGTGCAGTAGAAGTAAAAGGTGATGGTAGTAGTAATAATGGAAAGTTACAACTTAACTGTTCACAAAATAGTCATGGTGTAAAAGTAGAATCCCCAGATCATTCTGCTGGACAGTCTTATACTATGAAGCTACCTGATAACCAGATAGCAGCAGATAAATTTTTAAAAGTAAAAAGTATTAGTGGATCAGGTGCTACTGCTGTAGGACAGTTAGAATTTGCAGATGGTGGAGGTGGAGCTACAGGTGGAGGTGGTGAAAAGATTTTTCACGAATCTGAGAATCAAATGGATAATGATTACACAATAACTGCAAATCATAATGCGGTTGTGCCGACACCTCTTACAATCAATGCTACACTTACTGTAGGTTCTGGATCAGTAGTTACTTTTGTATAAATGGCAATTTCATTAAACGGATCTACAAATGTAATAACAGGAATAGCGGTAGGAGGACTACCAGATGGTATTGTTGATACCGATATGCTTGCTGCTAATGCTGTTAGCTCTGCAAAACTAGCTAGTGGTGCTGGTGGTAAAATTCTTCAAGTTAAACAAACAGTAAAAACAAATACAGCAAGTAGAATAGCTACATCTTTTGCCGATTTAGTAACAGTAACTATTACCCCTGCTTCTGCTGCAAGTAAATTTCTAGTTTCTTACAAATGTACAATGTCAACTGCAAATGGTGGATATTCTGGTGCTGTACGTTTAACAAGAGATTCAACTGCAATTTATGTGGGTGATGCTTCTGGGAATAGAAGACAATGTTCAAGTGCAATGCAAGCAGATGTTGATGGCTATGGTCACATTAAAACACGTGATATGAATGGTGAGTTCTTAGATTCTCCTAATACAATTTCTGCAATTACATACAAATTACAATACGCATCAGATTATAGTAATGCTTTTGTTTATATTGGTAAGTCTCAAGAAGATTCAAATGCAATATATAGACCAAGAGTTCCGACAAGTATAACTGTAATGGAGGTAGCAGCATGAGCCAGATCAAACTAAAACATAGCGGTGGTAATTCAGTAATCATAGCTGCACCAGATAGTAA